GGCGGGTCTGGCGCTCGCGCTAGCCGCCCTCGGCTGGGTCGGCTACCGGGCGGCCTACCAGGGCGGCTACAGGGCCGCCGAGGCGGCCGTCCGGGCGGAGTGGCACCTCGAGCGGGCACGCGCCGCAGAGGCCGCCACGGCGGCTCTACGGGCCGAGGTGGAACGACACCAGGAGGTCGAGCGTGGACTCACGGACAAGCTGGATGCTGCTGATCGCCGCGGGCGCGACCTTGCTCGCCGGCTGCGCGACGCCCTTGCCGCCCCCGGCGTGCCCGGAGCGTGTCCCGATGCCGCCCCGCCTGATGGCCCCGCCGGAGAGCCCGGCGACGCGGGAGGCCTTGGAGCGGCTCTTGCCGACCACCTCGCCGCCTGCGAGCGCGACGCCGCCCGCTTCGCCGAGCTCCAGGGGCTCGTGAGGTGAGCCGCTGCCGGCACGGCCGCCTCGGCATCCCGAAGCGGTTCCAGTTGCATGGCCATGTCGTCACCGTCCGCATCCTGTCGCTGTCGCGCTGGCCGCACGCCAAGGACACGCTCGGCCTCTACGACCCGAACGCCCACCGCATCGACCTGCGCGGCGATCAGGGCGACACCGAGCTGCAGCAGACCTTCTGCCACGAGCTCGTCCACGCGCTCTTGGACGAGATGAACCACAAGCTCACGCACGATGAGGTGTTCGTAGACACCCTCGGCAGCCTGCTCGCGCAGGCACTCGCTTCGTTCTCACACCGGAGGCCTCGTGCCCGCTCAAAAAGCAACGGATGAACAGATCCTCGCGGCGCTCAATGCCGCAAAGGGGGTGCGCGCCGAGGCTGCACGCCAGCTCGGCATCAACACCCGCGCGCTCGCGCAGCGCATCGACGGGCTCAAGTCCCGCGGCGTGCCGGTGCCCGACTCGACCTACGACCCGGCGGCCAGGTTCCGCACCGCGGGCGGGGTGGTAGAGGGCGCGCCAAGGAAGCGCGAGCTCCTCGAGGTGCCGAAGCTCCCGAGCGGCAAGATCGATATCCGCGAACTTATTGATCGGCGCAAGTCGGCCTTCGCCCGCAAGGACGCCGCGGCCGAGGCGCGCAAGCTGGTCAGGGTCAAGGTGAAGGGCACCGAGCCCATCGCGGTCACGCTCCTCGGCGACCCGCACGTCGATGACGACTACACCGACCTCGGCCAGCTCGAGCGCGACATCGAGGTCATCAAGCGCACGCCGGGGCTCTACGCGGCCTGTATCGGAGACCTGCAGAACAACTGGATCGGCCGGCTTGCCCGGCTCTACGGCGAGCAGGAGACCACGACCGACCAGTCGTGGCAGCTCGTCGAGTGGCTCGTCTCGGAGCTGCGAGAGGACTGGCTCTTCATGGTGCAGGGCAACCACGACCACTGGTCGGGCTCGGGCGACCCGCTGCGCTGGATTCAGCGGCAGGCGGGCGTCACGCTCACGGGCGACCACACCGTCCGCGTGGCGCTGACCTTCCAGAACGGGGCCGAGGTGCGCATCGCGGTGCGCCACGATTGGCCGGGCAACTCGATGTGGAACCCGAGCCACGGGCAGCTGCGCGCGGCCAAGCTCACGCACCACGACCACGTCATCGTGTCAGGCCACAAGCATACGGGCGGGTACCAGATGCTGCGCATCCCGGCAACGGGCCACCTCGCGCACCTGCTGCAGCTCGGGTCCTACAAGATCCACGACGCCTACGCCGACGCGCTAGGCCTGCCGCCTTCGATGATCGCGCCGTCCTGCACGGTCATCCTCGACCCGCAGGCCGGGGAGCTCGGGCTCGTGAGGGTCGAGCACGACATCGAGGCGGCGGCCGATTACCTGACCTGGCTGCGCAAGCGCCGGCGCGCGGCGTGACTGTGGGGAATTTGTGTACACGCTTTGCGGAAACAGGGCTACTGTAGGCCACCGCAGTCCCTTGCGAATCAGCAAGTTGCTGACCCGCAAGGGGGCTGTGGCATCCTCATAACCCGAAGGTCGCAGGTTCAAATCCTGCCCCCGCTACCAAATAAATCAGGCACTTACGACGAGATGCGAAAGGCCTGACGCGACGAGTGTGGGGAATTTGTGTACAGACCCACTCGTCAATGCAGTCGCGAGGCCAACCGCTCGGCCGCGTTGACCAGGTGATCGACCGGCAGGTGGACGTAGTTGTCGATCATCGCCGGGGACTTCCACCCGCCGAGATCCTGCAGCGTCTTGCGGTCCGTGCCGTCGAGCGCCAGCCACGAAGCGAACGTGTGCCGGATGTCGTGGAACCGGAACCCGGCCGGCAGCCCCGCCCGCGCGGTGTACCGCTTCCACTGGTGGTGGCAGGGCGGCTCGACCGGGAACACCCGCGCGTCGGTGCGCGGCTGCTGCTCGAGCAGCGCCTTCGCGGCCGAGTTGAGCGGGCACACGATCAGGTTCCCGGCCTTGGTGTCGATGGGCTGCACCCAGCAGAGGCCCCGCTCGAGGTCCACCCGGTCCCAGGTGAGCCCGAAGACGTTCGACTTCCGCAGCCCGGTCATGAAGGCGAACCCGACCGCGGCGCGCAGCCCGTCCGGCAGCACCTCGAGCAGCGCCTTGGCCTGCGCCGGGGTGGCGATGACCATGCGGCTGCCGTCGCGCTTGTCGCCATAGGTGCGCAGCGTCGGCACCTGCTCGATCCACTCCCAGTCGCGGCAGGCCGTGTTCAGCACCGAGCGCAGCGTGATGACGTAGTTGTTGCGGGTGCCGGGCGTGGCCGGCGTGCCCTTGCGCGTGACGAGCTGCTCGATCTGCTCGGCCGCCCACGCGCGCGTGATCTCGGTGAGCGCCATGCCCTCGGCACGGGCGCACCAGAACGCAAGGTGGTGGGTGTAGTCGCGGATGGCGCTCGCATCCTTGTGCTCGGCGAGCCACCGCTCGGCGGCCTCGGTGAGCGAGCGCGGCTGCTTCGCGCCGAGCTTCTCTTGGCGCCAGAGCTGCGCCTTCAGTTGGTCGTGGAGCTCCTGCGCTGCCTTGCGATCAGATGTCTCAGCAGAGCGCCGGAGTCGCCCGCCGTTCGCGAGCGGGATGTCGAGATGGTAGGTGTTGCCACGCTTGAAGATGGACATGGTTTGCATCGCTCCTTGGTTGCTTCGAGGATCTCCGCGACGTTGACCCGGATCGCCGTGCCGAACCTGTAGTGCGGCACCTCGCCCCGGTCCACGAGCCGGCGGAGCGTCTTAACGCTAACACCGAGTCGCGCCGCCGCGTCAGCAAGTGAGGTTAGCACCTGCTGATGAGATTCTCTCAACACCTCACCCATCCGTCAACTCGCCCCGCATGAGCGGCAGAAAGTCCTCTAGTTTCATCACGATGCGCCACGGCTGACCGTTCGTGCGGTAGGCCACGATGGGCACCTCGCCGGGCTGGCAATGCGCCTCGATCTGGCGGCACCAGGCGGGCAGGGCGAGCGTCTCGCGACGCTTGGCCTCGATGCGGAACTTGCCGACCTGGATGTCATCCCCGCTGTCGCGGGCTTGGCCGAGCTTGCGCTTCACCACGAACCCGAGCTCGTCGCTCAGGATCTGCGCCAGTTCCCGCTCCGCTTCCGCGCCCTTTCTCCGTTCCGACCTTCCCATCGTTCCAGCTCCTTCGCCACCAGTGGCCGTTCGTCGGCTTAGCCGGCACGGGGGTCTTCGCCCGCGAGCAGCCGTGCGTAGAACAGCAGCTTGCCGGCCTCCTGCTTCGGGTCGTCCTTCGCGCCCAAGCGCCAGTTGTACTTGGCGATCTGCCCGCGCAGGTACCCGCGCCACTCGTCCTCGGTGAGCTGAGCGCGGATGGCGTCGATGCACTCGACGCCGCCCCGGTTGTAGTGCGCCGGGCGGTGCACCGGGTCGTGCTTAGTGCGCGGGCGCTCTGGCGGCGGCGACGCGGTCGCAAAATAGACGCACTGGTGCTGGTTGCTCCACACCCCGCCGCAGTTCTGGCAGACGTTCATGTTCATGTGCACCTCAGAACGGTATCTCTTCGTCGTCCTTGAACGGCTCGTCGGCAGGCGGAGGCAGGCTCGACAGGTCGCGCTTCTTGCCGCGGCGCGGCGCGCTCGCCGTCACCTTCGCCGAGAACACCTTGCGCATCGCCTCGACCACGGGCTCCGTCACCGTGCCGGCGCTCGAGGCCGCGAGCTCCTTGCTCGAGTAGGCGCCGGGGCCGTTGCGGAAGGTCTTGCCCGTCTCGCGGTGCTTGTACTCGACGTAGGCCACGCCGCCATCCACCGGCTCGCCGAAAGGCACGAGGTCGGGGATGAAGAGGTGCTGGTCGCACGCCGTGCGCTGCGCGGCCTTGTCGAGCAGCCGATCCTGCGCCTCGCAGCGCCACGCGCCGCGCTCGGCCGGGGTCGCCTGGACGCAGGTGCGACAGGACACCTCCGCGACCTTCTGCTCGTGGCAGAGCGAGAAGAACGTGCAGCCCTTGCACTTGTAGTGCGCCGGGTCCTCGGAGAGCTTGGCGGGCGGGGTCGCGGAGTCGATGACCCGCTTCGCCCGCGCGCGCAGCGCCTCGAACGTCTCGGCGTCGAAGTGCACCCACTCGGTGTAGATCTCGTCGTTGTCCTTGTTCACCGCGAAGTAGAGCGCCCGCTCGACGCCGAGCAGGCCCATGTAGACCTG